GGGTTCACGAAGGTTGCGCTGCCGTCGGTGCTGGCCACGCGCGCCGTCGAAACTAAGTCCATGCCGCCGCTCGGCCACTCGGCCATGCCCGAGTCGCTGATGAAAGCGACGCCGACCGAGTTCCAGTTCTGGAAGGAGAAGTCGGAGAAGAAAGCCCGCGAAGTTCGCGACGCGCTCGTCGAGGCCCGGGTGTTCACGCCGCAGAATATCGCGGTCGAAGGCGGGCAGTTCGTCGTGGTCGAGCGCAAGGTGAAGCGCGCCCCCCCCGTGGCGCCCCGCAGCGGGCGAGTACATGTCCAAAGCCAAAGTTGACTTCACCCTGTCGTGGCAGCGGTTCAAGGGGCAGACGGTGGTCCGCGGGGTCGGGCGCGAAGTTTTCCACATAGTCGTGGCGGAGCCGGGCGGGAAAGGGGTCCTGGACTTCCAACTGCAATCCGACCCGCTGGGCGGGGACCCGCAGGTGCTCGCCCTGCTGCGGGAGGGCGACGACCGGGAACTGCTAGCTTACGAAGGCGACACGCCGGCCGGCACGACTGTCAGCGGGATCCCTCTAAACCGCACCAAGCAAACCCCGTCGAACGTCAGCATTTTGGAGCGAGCCTCAGCAGAAGTGCTGGATTACGAGCCTGGGAAGCTGCTTCGGGTCAAGTTCGACGGGAAGAAGCTGGACGGCGTCCACACGTTCGTGGCGGAGGAGGTCGGGGGCGACGTTTGGCAGTTCAGCCCCGGGGAGGACCCCGGGCGCTCGGTGGCCAAGGATGGCTGCGGGGAGCTGGCGAAACGCCACTCTCGCGCCCGTTGCATGGAGTGCAGCAAAGCCCCGGAGGTCGAGTGCCTGTGGGCAGACGGCCGGGGTAGGGCTTGGTTCTGCCGCGAGCACTTCAAGCGCTGGGCCGAGGAGGAAGAACGCGACATCGTGGAGCAGCGGGACGTGGACGGCGGGGAGGTTGCCGAGTCGTGGGGAAGCGTCGCCAAGGCCTACTCCATGCGCGGCGACGTGCAAGTGTGGGACCCGAAAGATCGGTCCGCGGACGACGACAAGGGAGGCGACCGCTCCAAGCTGCGCCCGCCAGCCACCTTCCTCCCGATGAAGCCCGCCGACCGGGCGTCCAACTCGTTCCGCGATCTCGGCGAGGCTGCCAAGGGAGCGTTCACGGACGAGCTGGTGAAGGCCGGAGTGCTGGTGGAGCCGAAGTTCAACGGCTTCCGCGTAGTCGTCCAGCGTTGGAACGACGAGGCTATGGCGTTCACGGAAGACTCGCCCGACGAAGACATCTTGAGCAGGTGGCCCACGTTCAAGGAAGCGTTGCTCAAGTTGGACGGCGATTTCGTGTTGGACGGCGAGGCGATGCAACTCTCCGAGGGCGGCGGCTACGAGCCCCGACGCGAGCTCGCTGACCTGCGCGGCAAGGACCCCGACGACTCCAACTTGCGCTTCGTCGTGTTCGACGCGCTCTATCTTCCGAAGCTGGGCAACCTCGTTGCCGAGCCTTTGTCGGAGCGGCGCGCGAAGCTGGAGGCGTGGGTGAAGCGCGCGGCCAAAGGCGTCGACCAGATCGAGCTCGGGACGAAGAAGCTCGTCGACACGCGCGGCGAGCTAGCCGATGCGATGAAGGCGCTGTCGAAGGTTCCCGGCAGCGAAGGCGCGATGCTCAAAGCCGCGAGCTCCACGTACAGCCTCGGCGGCGAGAATGATCTGTGGGCGAAGGTGAAGCTCGTTCGCGAGCTCAAGGCGCTCGTAGTCGAGCGCCACGAGGTGAAGGGCTCGCCGGGGGTCTACAACTTCACGGGAGCGATCGGCCCGTTGGGCGACGACGCGGAGAACTGGAAGGACGTAGTCGAACACGATGGTAAGAAGTGGGCGGTCATCGGTGTTACCGGCAACCGCAAGCTCGACGCGAAGGTCGGCGACACGATCCGGGTCGAGACGCTGGAGCTCCTGCACAACGAAGCGCCGCCGAAGACGGTCGCGTGGTTCGGTCCTGCGCAAGCGCTGGAGGTGGTGGACGCCGAGCCGAGCTCGGTGCGGGAAGTCCTCTCCTTGCTCCGCCCGGACGAGAGGGTCGTCAAGTCCGAGCGGCCCGTACGCCTGCTGAAGTCCGACCAACCCGAGGAGCGGTACGTGTTCGGGGTCGTGCTCGTCCCGAACGAGGTCGACGCGCAGGGCGACATATACGACGAGGAGACCGTACGCAAGGCAGCGCACGCCTTCCTTGAGCACTTCGCGGGCTCGATCAAGATCATGCACCGCGGCAAAGTGATCGACGGCATAAAGGTTTTGGAGTCCTACGTGTCGAAAGTTGTTGAAGAACACGGGGGCGAAAAGTTCCCCGTGGGCACGTGGTTCCTGGCCACTCGCGCAGGCCCCGACGAAGTTTGGATGCGGGTCAAAGACGGCTCGCTGGACGGCTATTCGATGGGCGGAACCGCAGTGAAGGAAGCGCTGCGACGGGGCCGGAGAAGAGGCGCCTAGCGAAACGTGGCCACGGTCGGTTATAGTTGCACGACAAGCGCGGGCGGTTGACCGTGAACGAAAACGAAGACAAAGAAGTGGGCGAGGAAGAGTTGGAGGCGGAGCACCGACTCCACGACATCTTGCCGGAGGAAGTTTCGTACGTCGATCACGCTGCGAATCGTCGCCGTTTCCTCGTAGTCAAGAACCAGCAAAAGGCCGGAGGCAAAAACATGGGAGCAGAGAACAACCAGCCTGCCGAGAAGAAGGGCCCGATCCCGACCCCGGTGAAGGAAGGCATCCTGCGCGTTCTAACCGAAGTGTTGGAACGCGGAGTCTCGTTGACGAACATGATCAAGGAGGCGGAGGAAACCGCCGACCAGATGGAGGCGCCGCTCCCGTCGGAGTATGCGACCGAGATGAAAGCTCTCGCGGAGCTGCTCACCGGCGCGCTCGGCCGCTATCCCTCACCCGTGTCCGGCTCGGCTAACCAGACCGACAAGAAGGACGACGGTCCCGAACCGAAGCCGGCCGAGCAAGCCGCCAAGGGATTGGGCGTCAAGTTCGCCGACCTGGCCAAGCAGCTCGCGGAACTTTCGACCCAGATCGAAAGCTCCGAGAAGGTCACCGCCGAGGAGGCCGAGAAGGTGCACTCCTTCATGAGCGACTTCGCGGGGGTCGTGGACGAAGTCGGAGCCAAGCCAGAGCCGCAGAACCCGGAGCCCGACCCCGAGCCGAAGGGTGACTCGGAGGAGGACATCGAGAAGCGCGGGCACAGGTTCGCCGGCCGGAGGCTCAACCAGTTCAAGGACGCCATGAAGGCGCTCAACGACGCCATGTCGGCGTTCGCGAAGATCCTGGACGGCGTCGAGCCTTCCGAGGAAGTGGAGTCGCAGGACAAGGGCAAGAAGGGCAAGCAAGCCGACGAGAAGAACAAGCGGATCGAGGAGCAGACGCCGCAACCTCCCGAGCGCAAGGAAGGGACCGAGCTCGGCAACGTCGGAGGCGGAGCAACCGGCGACGGCAAGCAAGCCGACAACGAACCGAACCCGGAGATGGCGAAGCTCATGAAGCGCAACGAGGAGCTCGCGCAGCGCATCGCGAAGCTGGAGGCGATCCCGACCGCTCCCGCCAGTCGGCCGGAGGACAAGCCCAGCGACAAGGATAACCCCGACAACGAACGGACTCGACCCGGCACCCGCCAGGGCGGGCCGTGGGTCTGGTAAGCAAACAAGAAAGAGGTTTTTGACCTAAGGAACGCCCTGGAAGGAGAGAGGTAGAAAACATGGAAGAAAACAGAGACATCATCCGGAAGGCTGATTTTCTCCTCGCGCAGTTGGCACCCGGTGGCATTCTCGAGCCGGGGCAGCGGGACCGATTCATTCGCCTGTCGATCGATCGCAGCGTCATCCTCCCGATGATGACTCGGGTCGACATGACGAGTCCCAAGGAGCTGCGCGAGAAGATCCGCTACGGCTCGCGGGCACTCGTCGCCGGCACGGAAGCCACCGCGCTTCCCGTGGCGCTGCGCTCCCGCCCCGACACCGACAAGGTGGAGCTCGACGCCCAGCTCGCGAAGGCGGAGACCCGCGTGAGCTTCGAAGCGTTGGAGGACTCCATCGAGCGGGGGAACTTCGAGCAGACCGTTCGCGACACGCTCGCCGAGCGGATCTCCCTCGACCTCGAGGACCTCGCCATGAACGGCGACACGACGTTGACGACTGACCCGTTGCTGAAGCTGCTGGACGGCTTCCGCAAGCAAGCCACGACCAACACCGTGAACGCAGGCGGCGCCACCCTCAGCCGCACCGTCTTGAAGAACACCCTCAAGACGATGCCGTCCGAGTTCCGCCGCGACAAGCGAGCGCTGCGGTACATGACCGCCGACGAAGCGGCGATCGACTACCACGAGAGCCTGGGTGACCGGATGACCGAGCTTGGTGACAAGCACGTCGTCGAAGAGCAGGTCGCGCCGTTCATGACCAGCCCGGTCGTGGACGTCCCGGTCTTCCCGACCGACCTCGGCGGCAGCAACAACGAGACCGACATGTTGTTCACCGACCCGGCCAACATGCTGTTCGGCGTGTGGAAGGAAGTTCGGTTCGACACCGACCGCGACATCCAAGCCGGCGTCTACATCATCGTGGTGCGCATGCGGGTGGACTTCAAGTTCGCCCACGAGCCTGCCGTCGTGAAGACCTCCGCCATCAGGGCCGTCTAGCGGTTCCCGGGCAACGCATAACCAAGGACCGCTAACAAAGGAAAGATGACATGGCCATCACCATCAACAGCGCATCGCTCAGCAACGGGATGCCGTCGGCGCCGCTGCGCGCCGTGAAGATCGACGCCGACCTCGACGCCTCGTACCCGGACGGCGGGTACGACGTTTCCGACCAGTTGGAGGACGGAACCGTGGTTTCGTCCCCGTGGGTGCCGCACTACGACGGATCCGCTTTGCGGTGGTTCCGCGTGGGAGCTGACGGCAAGCTCCACGCCCATGCGTCCACCAACGCAGCTCCCGGAGCCGAAGAGGCTGGCACCACCAACCTCGCGGGCCACACCGGCCTCGTCATCGAAGGCATCATCGTCCAGTAGCTTCGGCTCACTGGGAACAACGAAGGCACTAGCCGGAGCAAACGATGACGACCATCACTGAAGACTTTGGGAAGGGCGGTGCGAACCTAATGCACGGCCACGGCGACCCATCCTTGCGGGAGACCCTGCAAGAAGTCGCCGACGACATCGGTGAGCTGGCAGGCGGGTTGTCGGACTGGAGCGCAGCGCTCACGGTCACGGCGCACGTCGTCGAGCTCCCAAGAGCTGGGGTTCCCGTAGCGGTCGAAGCTACCGCGGGGACCTCCACCGGAGTAAAGCAGATGCAATACTCCGGTTCGCCAGCGGCTGGGTTCGTCAACGTCGCGTTCGCCGACGGCGTCGCCACGTTGACCTTCGAAGCGACCGACGCCGTAACCGAGTGCCGCGTGCTGCTCTCGCCAGCGCCCGCGACGGTGCGGACGCTCCGAGGCTAACGCGCCCCGACAAGGGGACTAACAGAGGAGCCCGCCAGCCCTGACTTGACGTCGCAAGGGTTGGCGGGTAACTCGTTTCTGGAACCCAAGAACCTGCTCACGGGGGAAGCGTGAGGGAGGAAACGATGGCAGAGCAGATCATGTGTGTGCGGTTGATGCCCTACGACCCAGGCAAGGGAGCGCTCGCGAAGCGGTACTGCGTCGGCAACAGGTTGTTCACCGAAGGGAAGTGGTACAGGTTCCCCGCGCTGTGGGCCGAGCGCCTCGCCGACCTGAAGCAGTCGACGGGCGTCCCGTACTTCCAGGTCGTCACGCCCACCGAGCAGCGGCGGATCTACCAGACGGAGATCGCGGTAGCCTACGCCCGCGCCGGTCACGCGATGCCCGTGGAGGCGGTCCCGGTGCCGAAGGTGATCGCACCGCCGAAGGACGGGCAGCTCAAGGGCAAGTTCGACGACCTTCCCGCAGCCGAGGAGCTGGACCCGCGCGGGCTCGGGGTCCCGGCGGTCGACCCGCCAGTCCCGGACTCCCCGGACGCGCAGGTCGAGGCGGGGCCGGACTTGGAGAACATGAGCAGGGCGCAACTGCTCTTGACCGCGAAGGAGTGGGACATCGAGGTCAACTCGCGCATGACGAAGGCGGAGCTCCAAGACAAGATCCGCACCGAGCTGTACGGCGGCGGCGAAGAGAACTAGGAGCCGATGAGCAACGGCTACCCGAAGAAAACGATCACCGAGGACGTGACGAGTCAGGTCACCGGCTCAGCCACGTCGTTCTCGGTGGTCGGCGGGCCGTTCGTAGAGGGGACCTTGAACGTTCACCGCAACGGCGTGCGGCTCTACCCGGGAACCGTAGCGGGCGGAGACGATTTCGAGGAGAAGGGTACGCTCGACGGGTTCGACACGGCGGAAGCCCCGCTAGTGGGCGATGCTTTGCTGGTCCAGTACGAGGTGGACGACTCCGAGTCGGCGCACCTGCTCGTCGAGGCGAGCGGGATCGACCCGACAGCTTAGCTCGTGCTATCTTCCTCTCGTGCCCGCACTAGGAAGAACCCAGACCAGCGATTGCTCGAACCCGGAGCTCGACCTGTACGTGGCGATCGACGGGGTGCTCGCCGACGTCGCGCAACTTGAGTTCGCCATCTTCGAGAAGGTGACCACGGGCGACCCCGTGCAGGTGTACCCGGAGACCGGGAGGCAGTCCGTCGTAGTCGGCGAGCTCTGCCCGGTGGGCGAGAAGCTCGGGACCGGGCACTACGTCGCGACGTACACGGTGCCCGACACGGAGCCGATCGGGACGCACGAGATCCGTTGGTGGTTCAAGGTCACCCCGCTCTCCATCGAGCAGATGTTCCGCGAGGAGTTCGAGGTGCTCCACGAGGCGGTTCCATCGGGGCAGGTCGGCTACTGCTTCGTCTCCGACCTGCGCGCCGAAGGCGTGCCCGAGAGCGACTTCTCGGACTCGCGCTGCGCCCGGGCGATCAGTTTGGCCTCGCGCGAGATCGACCGGCTCACCGGGAGGTTCTTCGCTCCGCGCGAGCTGGAGGTCACCCGCGACGGGGAAGGCGGAGCCATGCTCTTCTTCGAGCACCCGATCATCGCGGTCGAGGAGATGCGGATCGACGACGAGACGAGCGACCTCCTCGACTTCGTCGTCTACAACAGGCACGTCACGCAGAACCTCACGGACCCCGACGACAGGAGCAACCCGAAGATCGAAGTTTTGCAAGCGCGCCCCGACACGGTGTACTGGGATCGCGTGTACGGCAGGCGGGTGTTCCCGCGCGGGCAGCAAAACATCTTCGTCAAAGGCGTGTTCGGCTTCACGGAGTACGACGGGACGAGCCAAGGGCGGACGCCCGAAGAGATCCGCTACGTCGCGACGCTCCTGTCCATGCGCTACCTGCGCCCGGCGTGGGAGTCGGAGGACGAAACCAGCGGGGTCGGCCCGGTGCAAAGCATCAAGACGCGGGACCAGCAGATCACCTACGCGAACCCCGCGAACCTCGGGCGGCAAGGGGTGGGGCCGCTCACCGGGGACCCAGCGATCGACCGGGTCCTGCTAGCCCATCGGCGCCCGATCCGGCTCGGGTTCATCTAATAGATAAGTCCAGCAGGGCTGGACTAGCCCCAGGGAAGGCCCCAGGGCCGCCCCAGGGACCGCTCAGGCGAGGACGTTCAACCGTCTAGGGAACGTCACAGAAAGCGCTCTCGGGTCAAGCTCGCCGGGCTGCGGGGGCTGTAGGGAGCTCCCGCGGGTGCTACCATGGGCGGGTGCCCCGAGGACGCCTCCTTTTCCCGCTGCTAGCAGACATCGCGCGACTGGATAAAGTTGCCACGGACGCGGACCCGGACGGCGCGGGTCCGATGGAGAGCGGCTACGACGACGAGTTCCGCGAGCCGCTCGTGGTCGTGAGCGCCGAGGCCGGGTCGGAGCGCGGGACGTCGACCCGCGTCGAGTCGCTGGTCCAGCTCCACGCGCAAGTCGAGCCGGTCGACGTGGAGCGCCTCGCGGCGGGCATGACCGGCCCGACCCCCGACAACGCGCTCACCCTTTGCCTGCACTACAAGGAGCTGGAGGACGAGGGGCTCGTGGGCAGCGACGGCCGACCGCTGCTGAAGATCGGGGACAGGCTCGCAGCGCTGCGCGACCCGAGGACCAAGGAGCTCGTCGAGACGTTCCGCAACCCGCCCGGCATGTTCGCGATCGCGGTGCGGCCCGGCTGGGGCTGGCTCGGGCGCAAGCGTAACCTCCTGCTGATAACGTTCGCCGACCGCGAGTTGTCGAGAGCTTCCTAGTGCCTGAGAACCGCTGGAACGTGAAGCTGACGGGCGACTGGGACAAGGCGCTGGCGGCGACCGACCCCGCCGTCTTCAAGCGCAAGTTCAAGGCAGCGATCATGCGGGCGAACTACCAAGAAGCTTGGTGGCTCCACAGGAAGCTCACCTTGGGCATCGTCTACCAGAACCCTGGGGGCAAGCGGATCCGCCCGCTGT